TATGAACTTACCAATATCTTTTGTACAAGCTAAACCTATTACTTCTAAGTTTACAATAGAGGATATGAAAGAGGTAATGACACAGGATGAAATTAGAGCAGAACTAGGTCTTAAACCTTTAGCAGATGAAGAACTAACGGCAGAAGATGATAACTATAACTTAGAAAAAGTAGGTACAATAGTTTCTGATGGTAAAGAGTTACCATTATTTGACACTATAGAAGAAGCTGAAGCTGAAGCTGAAAGATTAGGTTGTAGTGGACATCATATACATACACAAGATGGTAAAGAATACTTTATGCCTTGTGCAAACCACGATCAATTAATAGATTTAAAAGACTGTGATTGTGGTAAGAACAAAGGTAAATGCAACAAAAGTTGTTACGAGAAAACTGAGTTAGATGCTTTCTTAGAAACTGTAGAGGACATACCTGAGGGTTGGGAACTAATAGATGAAGAAGTAGTAGATGGAGAACACGCAGACTTTGACTTTGAAGAAGAATTAAATCAGATAGCTGCTGAGAAGATAGAGTTAGCTACTACTGGAGTTGCTAGACCTGATAGTAAATCAGAGCAAGATGGTATATCTAAAAAGACATACGACTACTATAGAGTAAGATATGTATATGCACAAGATAACTTCTTAACTAGAAAGTCAGGTAAAAAAAGAGATTTTTGCGAAAAGATGGTAGCTGCTAAAAAACTATATAGAAAGGAAGATATAGAAAGAATGTCTACTAAAAGAGTTAATGCAGGTTGGGGTAAAGGTGGTGCAGATACTTACGATATATTTTTATATAAAGGAGGTGGTAATTGTCATCACTTTTGGCTAAGACAAATATACAGAACAGAACTAGGTATATCTGTAAGTACAAAGATTAAAGATGCAGATTTAGTAGGATATACTAAAGCTAGATCAGAGGGCTTTACGGCTAAGAAGAACGATAAGAGAGTAGCTATAGCACCTAAGAGAATGAAGAATAACGGATTTGTAAAAAAGAGATAATATGGCATACGTTTTATTTATATCAGAAGATAAACTAAAGGACAGTACAAGTATATATGGTTCAGTAGATAGTTCACTATTACTTCCTTATGTACGACAAGCACAAAGACTGTACTGTGAAACTAAGCTAGGTACAAAGCTAACACAAAAGCTAAAGGATTTAATTATAGCAGGTACAGTAAATTCAGGAGGTAATGAATACTATAAAGAATTACTTAACGACTATATAGGAGATTATTTACCTAATATGGCTTTATATATGGCTATACCTTTTTTAAGATTTAAAATAGAAGCAGGAAATATATACTCTAAGACTTCTGAAACTGGAGTAGCTTTAACTACTGCTGAATCACAACACATAAGATCAGAAATTTTAAATACTGGAGAGTATTTTATTGAGAGAATGATAGACTTTATTAAAAACAACATAAGTGAGTTTCCTGAATACAATACAAACTCAGGTGCAGATGTATCTCCTGATAGTAATGGTTTTTCTTATTTAGGAATGAATTTAGAAAGACCACAAGGACAAGGTAACAAGATAACATTAAGAGATTTCTTAACTCCTGATCTAACATAATGAAAAAAAGATATAAAGTAAAAGAAGTTAATAAGACAAAATTAAAATCATATTTAAAAAATGCCAATACAAAAAACAGTACAGGACACACTAGAGGTTGCAGCAGTAAACGGAACAGTCCTAAGTGTAACAACATTTTCTAATATAGAATTAGCATTAAAGATTATTCTGCTAGTGGTATCAATAGCTTATACTGTAGATAAATGGTATAGTCAAAAAAAGAAGTACAATGAAAAAAAGAAAACTAAATAGTACAAATCCTCGTTATCAAAAGTTAGAAGAAGTAAAAAAGACTAACAAGAAATTAATCAAAGAAGTCAAAGGGGTAAAAATCTACGCAATATTTAATATATAAATTTTGAAGTATTTTAAAATAACTGAATTTGACAGTCCTGATTTAGAGGATAGTGGTAAGAATATGAGTAAAGTATTCTTAAAATTACTAGACAAAGCGAGAGATAGAGCAGGAGTACCATTTAAAATACTAAGTGGTTACAGAACAAAAGAACACAATTTAAAGGTAGGAGGTAGAGTAGGATCAAGTCATTGTAAAGGATTGGCTGTTGATATCTTTTTACCTAAGGGTTCAAGAGAAAGGTTTTTAATCATAAATTCACTTTTAGAAGTTGGATTCAACAGATTGGGTATAGCTTTTAATAAAGGATTTATACACGTTGATATGGATAGGAGTAAAGATGAAAATGTCATTTGGACATATAATTATTAATTTAAAACAATAAAAATGAAAAATTATTTAATCTTAACAATTTTAAAGTCTAAGAAAGTGTGGTTTACAATAGCTGCAATCATTGTACCATTTATAGCTAGAAGTTTAGATGTAGATGAGGTTCACGTTAGCGAAATGTTTTGGGCTTTAGTAGGATTAACTGGCGCACAAGGATTAGCTGATAGTGGAAAGAAGTAATAGATACAGATTAAAACCACACGAGATACAAGTCATTCAAAAACTGCGAGAGCAAGAATTAAGTAACGTATTAGTCATTGGAGATTTGCACGAACCTTTTTGTCTTGACTCGTATCTTGACTGGTGTATAGAACAATACCACACCTATAATTGCACGGAGATAGTGTTTATAGGCGACGTAATAGACAATCACTACTCATCCTATCACGAGACATCAGCAGATGGTATGGGTGGCTTAGATGAACTAGAATTAGCTATTAAGAGAATATCTAGGTGGTATGATGCTTTTCCTAAAGCTACAGTCATAATAGGAAACCACGATAGAATCATAATGAGAAAGGCACAAACAAGTGCAATACCTAGTAAATGGATCAAGTCTTATAAAGAAGTATTAGAAGTACCTAACTGGAACTTTGTTGAAAGATACGAACTTAATGGAGTTCAGTATATACACGGAGAGGGTGGTACTGCAAGAACTAAATGCAGAGCAGATATGATGAATACAGTTCAAGGACATTTACATACACAATGCTACACAGAACACTATGTTGGAAAAAACTTTAGAGTTTATGGAACTCAGGTAGGTTGTGGTATAAATCACAAGTCTTATGCTATGGCTTATGCTAAATATGGAAAGCGACCTGCCGTTGGTTGTGCAGTTATTCTTAATAATGGACAAACTCCATTAAACCTTTTAATGCCCTTATAATCAACACCTTACATATATTAACATTCTAATTGTTAATAACTTATTTAATTACTTTGTTAATTAGCAAGTTAATTAATTGTATATTTGTGCTATAATCAATAAATAATAATATTTTGAAAACACAATATAGAGTAATTAATAGAGAAAACAGAAACGAATATACCTTAAACGCAGAAGAACTATCTAAGTTTTTTAAGAAACAATTAATAAGAGATTATGCAATATCACGCATACCATCTAAAAAAGAAACTTGGTTAGAAGCATTAGGTCTTGGTTGTTTAGGTTTAGCTTTTATTATATGTATGACTAAAATTATTACACAATGGTTATAGATAGAATACCTACACCTACTCCATTAACTGATAAAGAATATGCTCAGTTACAAATTAAACACGAAATAGAAAGACAAGAAAGACTACTGACTTATGATAATATTAAGGTAGAAGCTAAATTAGTATATTATAAAGGTTGGATAGCAACAGTAGGAACTCACTCTGTATTAGAAAAATTATCTTCTAAATTTGCAGATATACAAAGAGGTACAAACTCTGTTGTTATGATAGGAACTGTAAGACAAAGATGTGCAGATGATACAGTAGATAATATTACTGGTACATATTCTTTAAACCTTACAGATGATATGTTAGAAGCATATAAAGAAAACAATAATCAATTATTAATAATAAAATAAATAAATATGAAAACGAGTAAAATCAAAACTGTAGTTAGTATAAAACCACATAAAAATAGTTATGGCGAAACTTTTTACCATAATTTAGAAATGGAAAATGGAGATAAGATCAACATAGGTAAAAAGAAAGAGCAGCAAGTAGGTTGGGAATTAACTTATGAAATTACAGAACAAGGACAACAAGAGTATAATAAAGCTAAAGCAGTTGCACCTGAATCTTTTAATAAATCTAATAACTATACTCCATCTAATTCTTCTAATGATGATAGACAATTACTTATTGTAAAACAGTCAAGTATAAAAGCAGCAGTTGAATTTGATAATCAATGTACTATTGAAGATTTGTTAAAAAATGCTGAAATAATTAAGGACTGGGTAATGGGTACTGATGTGCAAAAGAAAGTAGATAAAGTTGCTAAAGCTTTTAACGATAAGTTTGAAGATGAATCTGATGACTTACCATTTTAATTATGACAGATAGAGAAAAATTTGAAACCATTTGCGACCTTACTACTCATACAGTAGGGTTGCAACAAGGTTCTTTAGCTAATAAGACTAGAAAGCAGGAGTTAGTTCATTCAAGAATGATAGCTAGTGTAATAGCAATAAAAAATATAGGAATACATCCTGATACTATTGCAGATGTTATAAAAAAAGATAGGACTTCAATATTGTATTATTATAAAATGCACAAACATAATTATTCATCTATAAAAAAATACAGAGATATTTTTAATAAAGTGTATTCAGCTTTTGATAAATCTGAAAGTATTAAATTTGTTTTTAATGATAGAGATGAACTTTGTAAATTTTTAATAGGTGCAGGAGTAAAAATTTCTACTAAACCTGATGTAAAACTTAAAATTAAAAGTGGTAAAGCAGAATATGAACTACCTACAACTTATTTACAAATAGATAATAATACTGAAATAATAAAAAAAGCATTAAAAGAATATGATTATTCTGAAGAGATTATAACACTATGAAAGAATTATTAAGTAGTACTGCGTTTTTAGTAGTAAACAAAACATTAGCTAAGAACATAGGTTTAAAAGAAACAGTTTTACTAGCTGATCTAATTAGTAAAGAAGAATACTTTATTAATAATGGAATGACTAATGGTTGGTTTTTTAATACAGAAGCTAACATACAGAAAGATACAACACTTACTCCATACCAACAGAGAAAAGCTATTAAAACTCTTAAAGAGCATAATATAATAGAAACTAAACGTATGGGAGTACCTGCTAAACAGCACTTTAAGATAAATGAAGAACAAGTTGTGAAGTTTCTTAACAACAAGTTATTAAGTAAATCAACAACTATTAATAATAATAAAGAAATAACATTAAATAATAATATATCTATAAAAGAAAAGTTTTTAAATGATGTTATGGTTTTAGATTTTTCTGAAGAAATGAAATTAGACTTTATTAATTACTGGACAGAAAAAAGTTCTGATAGATTAAATGCTAAGATGAGGTATCAGAAACAAGCTACCTTTGATGTTAAGTTGCGACTGGATCGTTGGGCGAAAAATTCTGCTAAGTGGAATACAAAGAAAGCAGGAACTTCTAAATTAGATGCACAGATAGATGAGTGGCAGAAGGCAAAGAGTTTACTATGATAGATGAGTATAAGGAGAAACTATACCTAGAAAAGTTATATAAAAAAAATACTATAGATTTGGATAACTATTTTAAGTATAGTGGTAAGCTAGAAATTGGTAACAAATTTAAAAAGGTAACAGAGGAATATACTTATCAAGTAAGAACCTATATAAAAAATGATATGACTAAATACAAACTTAAAGATTACAAAAATGGAAACAGATAGATTTTTAAATAATGTTATAGAATTACTTGATGTAATGAGTTCTGAATTAAAAGAAAAAGAAGAAAAGTGTGCAGATGGTAGAATGTTGATTAGAATTGGACATAGAATTTCTGCAATACATAAAGTAAAACATTATATAAAACAAAGAATTAAAAAAGAAGATATACCTGAAGTTATCAGAAAAAAAACAAACGTAGATTTTTTATATAATTTAAAACGAAAAGATTAAATGAAAACACTTCAGGAAGAAAACATTAAGGAACTAACAGAAAAGGTCTTGGACTTAGTAGCAAAGACATCAGTAGAGTTAGGACACAGAGCAGATGCTAAAACAATGGCATCATTATCTAAGATACTAGCAGAGGACTTACAAAAAGAAAATAGAATGAAACGTATGAGTTTTAATCAGATATGTGATTCTTTTAGAATAGGAGTAAGATATTGCGACTTTGAACCTTTTTTAAATATACGAACTTTTTATCGTTGGATTATTGCACACAAGAAAACTGTTAATGATGCTTACTATCAAGTACATACTTTAAATAAGAATCCACAAGAAGTACCTTTTTATCAAGAACCTAAAAAACTTTTAAAATGAAAATTTTAGAATTGTTTGCAGGTAGTAGAAGTTTTAGTAAAGTAGCTGAAGAATACGGACATGAAACTTTTGCAGTAGATATTAATGATTTTGATAATATAGATTATGTTACAGATATATTAGATTTTGATTGTTCTAAAATACCTTTTAAACCTGATGTAATATGGGCAAGTCCTCCTTGTACTTATTTTAGTGTAGCAAGTATAGGTCATCACTGGCATCAAGATCATACACCAAAAACAGAACAAGCAAAGCTAGGAGTTAAGATAGTAGAAAAGACAATAGAAATTATAGAGATGTTTCAACCTGATTATTTCTTTGTAGAAAATCCTAGAGGTAAATTAAGAAAACTAGGATTGTTTAAAGGAATAGCAGAAAGAACTACAGTAACTTATTGTCAGTATGGAGATACAAGAATGAAACCTACAGATATATGGACTAATTATTTGTATAGTGTTTTTAATCCTAATGGTTGGAAACCACGACCAATATGTAAAAATGGAGATAGTTGCCACGTTGCAGCACCTAGAGGTTCACAAACTGGAACTCAAGGACTAAAAGGCAATTACGAAAGAAGTAAGATACCTAAACAATTATGTGAAGAAATAATTAAATCAATAACAAAATGAAAACAATAACTATAACTGAAAATGAGATAAGTAGTTCTATAGATGCAATCAAATGGCATTTAAAAAACTATGGACATATAACAAGTTTACAAGCTATAAAATTATATGGTGCTACACGACTAGCTGATATAATATATAAGTTA